CTTCCGTGGTGAAGGAGTGGATCGTAGAGGCAATAAGTTTGATGAGATTCCTACAACCTCAGAAGGCTTCTATCTACAGTTAATCCAGACCCAGCCATACTATGAAAGATTTGGTGAAGTAAACGAAGCTCGTTTGGCTGCTGGTTATCGATCATTAGATGAGAAGACAATCGTTGGAATGGAAGATGAATACCAGAAGGTGCTTACTTCATACAATGCACCAAAGGGATTTTACGATCAGACCAAAGACTTCCAGATGTTCCTAAAGAACAACTACACAGCAGTCGATGTATCAAATGTATTCCAAGCATATAGAGACTTTGTGCAGTCAACTAATCCAACAATTCGTGGACAACTTCGTGACCTTTATGGAATCAACGATGATATGTTGACAGCATACTTTGCTGACCCAGAGAGAGGTCAGCCAATCCTTGAGTCAATCACCGGTAAGAATCTCAATACTGCCGCTGCATTGCTAGAAGGTTTGACTAAGGAACAAGCAGATATTGCACAGCAATACGGTGCAGGATCTCTTGCCTATGGAACTCAACGCCAGAAGTATTCACAAGTTTCACAGAACATCCAGCAATACGGAAACCTTGCTGAGATCTATGGTGAGAACTTCGGAGCCAAGGAAGCCATTGCTGCTGAGTTCGGTGCAGATACTGCATCACAGCAAATTATGGAAAGACTAAAAGCAACTAACCTTGCACAGTTCTCTGGCACCTCAGGAGTAGGTCAAAGAGCATTGAGGCAAAGGGCCCAATAATTGAATGACAGGGTGATTGGCAATCATCTGGGTTCGAGACCCAGACACCCACTCCATCTCTTGAAATGCCGGAACTTGAGGTGAGTATTAGCCCGGAAGTTGGAGCCAAGTAGATTCCCCGATCTATTTGAGGCCAGCGACAAACAAACAAAAAGGGAGTAGGACAAATGTCCAATTACGAATACGATGAGGATGACTTCGAAAACGAAGGTCAAGAAGATAGCTTCACCAACCTACGCAAAGCAAATAAGCAAAAAGACAAGCAACTGAAGGAAATTCAGGCAGAGCTTGCCGAACTGCGTAAGGAAAAACGAGATCGAACTATCAAAGAAACCTTGTCGGCTCGAGGAGTGAATCCGAAGATTGCTTCATTCATTCCGCAGGACATCGACCTCACGGAGGAATCGTTGTCGAAATGGCTTGAAGAAAACGGAGAAGTCTTCGGTGTCTCAAGTCAAAGTTCAAATCAACCAAACCCAAACTTGCCAGAAGGTTTCAAGGAAAGCTACATCAAGGCTCAGTCAACAGTCGATGCCGGTCTCACAGCCGACAGAGAACGATTGATTCAAGCCCAGATGGAAGAAGCTGCTGCAAAGGGGCCAGAAGCCCTCAAGCAACTCTTTGCTGATCTAGGTAAGCAGGGTTACTAACCCATAGAAAGGTGGTAGTGCCAAATGGCAACTACACAAATCTCTGGTCTAGGCAACCTCGTAGTCAATGCATATGACACATATGTTCGTGCTGCACTCCGCTCACTTCCTGTTATGCGTTCTGTTGCAGATCTACGCCCTGTCTCTATGACCAACCCGGGTACAACTCTCAAGTTTGCCGTTTACGACAACTTGACTGCTGCTACCACAGCTCTAACCGAAACATCCGATGTAACTCCAGTTGCATTGGGTAACCCATCTCAAGTTACTGTAACTGTTACCGAATACGGTAATGCAGTTGAGCAAACTGAGAAGGTAAACCTTGCAGCATTCTCTGACATTGACACAATGATCGGTGATGCTATTGCATACAACGCTGCCGATACTCTCGACAAGCTTGTTGCTACTGCCCTTACAGGCGGAACTGTTGTTAAGTACGGCGGAACTCGTACATCAACAGCAACTCTTACAGCATCTGATGTTCTTTCAACAACAATGCTTCGTAAGGCTCAGACCACCCTTCTTGAGGCATCAGCACAGCCTCGTATCGGTGATCTTTACACCTTGTTCATCCACCCTCGTCAGGCTTTCGACCTTCGTGCCGAAACCGGATCAGGCGGATTTGTTGACATTCACAAGTACACAACCGAGAATGTTGGCAACCTATTGACTGGCACCATCGGTGTTCTTGAAGGATTCCAAGTTGTTCAGACAACTCGTGTTCCTTCTGCTGCTGAAGGTGCAGCATCTGCAACTGTTTACAAGGCTGTTGCAGTTGGTAAGGAAGCTCTTCTTGAGGCTAATGTTTATGATGTACAAACCGTCATTGCACCTCAGATCGACATCCTTCGCCGTAAGTCAGCACTCGGCTGGAAGTACTTCGGTGGCTGGGGCATCTTCCGTGATGCAGCAGTTTGCCGTTTGGAAACTGGTGCATCTGCTCTTTAATCGGAGCTAATTAGTTGAGGGGGTGGGGCAACTCACCCCCTCTCTACTAAAGGAGAGAAATGGCAACTTATACCTTTTACCCACCGCAAGTGATGGAAGGTTTCCCACTACGAGACAAGTGGTGGAGGAGAGTTGTATCTCCACGAGGAGTGGCAGTCTTGATTGATGGATCAACTGTGACTACATCTCGAGCAGTAACTGAAGATGAATTGAAAGACTACGATTATGTCTTCCTCGGTGGAAGAAGCCATGTCGTAAGCGAAGCGGTTAAAGATGTTTTGGTAGGTCTTGGATATACAATAAAGACTCAAGCAGAAGCCGATGCAGCATCGGATGAAGCACATAGTGGATTTCTAGTATTGAGGTCATAATGCCGTGTAGAACAGGTTGCCCCACACAAGATCACGAAAACTGGGGAGAGTGCCTAAGAGCTTCAGGTCTACAAGTTAATACAGGTGATGCCAATAGCAGGAGAACGATGTCTCAGAAGTCTTGGGATGCAGAACTCAATGCTTACAAGTCAGCGATTGACCAAGGCATTGAACCAGCAACAACGAATATGAAAGACATTCGAGGAGCTGTTGAGTTATCGAATATGGCTGGTAAAGCCTTCGATGCCAACACCAATAGTTTTAAGGAATAGACATGACAACCATCGTTGGAATCCAAGGCAAAGGCTGGGGCCTTATAGCAGCGGATTCCTTGATGGTGGCAGGTGGCCAGAAGTTCATAGCAACTGGTATGGATAAGGTCATAGAAAAAGGCGAGTATGTATTTGCCTTTGCTGGCGATGCAATCGCCGGGGATATAGCAAACTTTAGTTGGACTCCACCGAAGATACCTAAGGTGGTCAACTTAGATAAGTTTATGATGACGGATCTTCTTCCATCACTTCGTCAAGCGTATGCAGATTATGGATACGATCCTTCTCCAAAGAAGGAAGATGGAATGCCTAATGAGGATGCTGGCTTTGATGCCCTTATATGTATCCGTGGCAGGATCTATCAGATAGACAATGACTTCTCTTGGTGCAGAGATGATCGAGGAATATATGCAGTTGGATCTGGTGGATCCTATGCAGCAGGTTCTCTATCAAGAGCTACGATTTCAATAACGAATACAAAAGTAGCGGCCAATGAGGCCAGAAAAGCAATAGAGATTTCCGCTTCGTTTGACATAAACACAGGTGGAAAAGTCAAGGTAATCACTCAAAGGGAGAAGGCAGATGTCAGCAAAAGGCGAAAAGTACAAGTCCAAAAAGGCAAAGATGAAGCACGAAAAGTCTGAGGGCAAAAAAGAACGCATGATGGAATACGGAAAAAAGGGCAAGAAGAAGCCCGGAAAGAAGAAATAATGCCAAAGGTCGGAAAGAAAGAATATCCATATACTGCAAAAGGTATGGCTATGGCTAAAGCAGAAGCAAAGAAATCAGGCAAGAAGATGGTCATCAAGAAGGCAAAGAAGAGTGGCCGCAAAAAGAAGTAAGGCAGATCCCCGGTTGAAGAGAGCCGGGGTATCTGGCTTTAACAAGCCGAAAAGAACACCTTCTCATCCAACTAAATCTCATGTGGTTGTAGCTAAAGAAGGTTCTCAAGTCAAGCCCATCAGGTTTGGTCAGCAAGGTGTTACCGGTGATCGGCAACCAACTAAACGACAGAAGTCTTTCAAGGCTCGTCATGCAAAGAACATTGCAAAAGGAAAGATGTCAGCAGCCTATTGGGCAGATAAGGTGAAATGGTGAAGAAGAAAGCATTCTGGGATCAGAAGAACCCAAAGAAGAAATCAACCAAACTAACACCTACTCAGAAGGCAAAGGCTAAGGCTCGTGCCAAAGCAGCAGGTCGCAAGTATCCAAACCTTGTCGACAATGCGGCAGTTATGAGGAAGGGTAAGTAATGGCAACAGGTACTAACGGAAGCACATTTACAGCAGAACTTAATCGTCTTGCTAATGGTGGCACTTATCCAGCGTTACAGAGTTATGTTGATGATGCATTGGCTGCAAACACTTGGGCTGGCACAACTGGTCTGGATGTCGTTGGTGCCTTGAATGTCAAGGCTGGTAATACCAGACCTAATTACAAAGACCTTCGTGGTGTATGTAATCAACTTGGTGGCACAACCGATAAGGCTCCTGCTGCTGCCCTAAGAGCAAGAGAGTCATAATGTCAATTACTTTTGGTCAACTCGTAGATAAGGTTGCATTCAATATCCAAAGTGGTGCAGCTCAACAAGAGACTGCTACTTGGATCAATCAAGCGGCTGGTATCACTTCATCTGCTACCACATTTATTGTGAATGAAACCAACCAGATGGGTCGTGGTCTTATCGAGATTGGTGATGAACTCATCTATGTAGATAAGGTCGACAACCTAACCAAGACTGTCACCGTTGCACCTTGGGGTCGAGGATTCCGTGGTACTACAGCAGCAACTGCTGCCAATAATGCCAAGGTTCTTATTGCTCCTGTCTATCCTCGTAAACTCATCAAGGATGCAATCAACGATACTATTCAGGCTTCCTACCCAGAACTCTTTGCAGTAGGAACCCACACCTTCTCCTTCAACTCAGCAGTAACTACTTACTCGCTTCCAGCGACTACAGAATATGTTCTTGATGTTAAGTGGCAGACCATTGGATCTACTAAAGAATGGCTCAATGTTCGGCGTTACAATACCGATAAGGTAGCCAACACAACAGAGTTTGCCAATGGCAAGACAATCAATATCTTTGACTCTATCGATCCGGGTCGTACAGTTCAGGTTGTCTATGCTAAAGCTCCATCAGTACTGACTTCTGATAGTGATGTGTATGAAACCGTTACAGGTTTCCCATCAAGTTCAGTTGACTGTATTACATACGGTGCCATGGCTCGTCTGCTTATGAATATCGATGCAGCTCGAGTACCTGCACAATCTGTCGAGTCAGATATGCTCGATCAAACCAAGCCTATTGGGGCAGGATCCTCAACGGCTCGGTTCTACCTTGGTCTTTACACTCAGCGACTTCAGCAAGAAGCTGCTGGACTACGAGATCTTTATCCTCCCCGACTCCACTATAAGAGGTAACGAATGGCACAAACTAGATACTATGCCTCAACGGCAAAGCAAGCCTCGCTATCATCCTCAATCGATGGTGTTGTTACCTCGATTACTTTGGATCTAACGACTGGCTTCCCAACCAACTATCCATATTCTCTGGTTATCGATCCAGATACCAACAAAGAAGAAATCATTACGGTCACTTCTTCTGGTGGTGGAACGACACTCAATGTCACTCGTGGAGAAGACGGTACCTCAAATGTTGCCCACTCTGCTGGTGCAACAGTTCGTCACATTATTTCGGGTCGTGACTTCAATGAATTTTCCGCTCACCTTGGATCAACAGCAAGCCCAACAACATCTGGAATCCACGGCATCACAGGTAATGTTGTTGGTGATACTGATTCACAGACACTTACAAATAAGAAACTTACAGCTCCAGAAATTCTTGGAGCAGGAGTCGTATTTGAAGGTGCAACTGCCGATGGTTTTGAGACAACCCTTACTGTGGTTGACCCAACGGCAGATCGAACAATCACTCTTCCTAATGCCACAGGTACAGTAACCCTTGATGGGGTTGCTTCTACCCTTTCAAGCAAGACACTATCTAGTGCAACTTTAGGTACAGACCTTGCTGCTGGTGGTTACAAAGTAACTGGTCTTGGTACTCCATCTGCTAACACAGATGCTGCCACTAAGTCCTATGTAGATACTCAGATCTCTAACTTGGTTGATGCAGCTCCGGGTGCCTTAGATACCCTCAATGAGTTGGCTGCTGCAATCAATGATGATGCAAGCTTCTCAACCACAGTAACTAACTCGATTGCAACCAAGGTAGCCAAGGCTGGCGACAGCATGACTGGTGCCTTGTCCATGGGTAATAACAAGATTACTGATCTTGCTACACCTACTGCATCTACCGATGCTGTACCTAAGTCTTATATCGATACAGTCTTTGGATCGACTTCTTCTGCTGCTACCTCTGCTACTTCTGCCGCAAACTCTGCATCAAGTGCAGCAACCTCAGCAAGTTCTGCCGCCACCTCAGCCACTTCGGCTGCTACATCGGCAACTTCAGCAGCAACCTCTGCTTCTTCAGCAGCGACATCGGCTACCTCAGCAGCCAATAGTTATACCTCAATTACTGGTCTAACAGGTGCTGGCATTGTCCGTGATATGGGATCTATTACAGATGCAGACACAACTACATCGACCTATATCAATATCTCAACTATTGCATCTAATGCTCAGACTTCTGCTAATAGTGCAGCTACATCTGCTTCTAGTGCAGCCACAAGTGCAACTTCGGCTGCTACATCGGCAACTAGTGCAAGTACATCTGCATCGTCTGCTTTGACATCTGCTAACTCAGCATCTACTTCAGCATCATCTGCTGCTACAAGTGCAACAAGTGCTGCTGCAAGTGCTACTGAGGCGGCAGGATATGTAGTTCCATCTCAAACTGGTAATTCTGGCAAATTCTTAACAACAAATGGATCTGCTACATCTTGGGCAGCCGTTGATGTATTACCATCACAGACTGGCAACTCTGGTAAGTATTTAACAACAAATGGTTCAAGTGCATCTTGGGCATCGATCACTACTGATCCATTGCCAGATGTATTTATGATGATGGGAGCATAAGATGCCTAGTTCATTTGCAATACAACTGCGTAGAGGCACAACAAGTCAGCACTCTACATTTACAGGTTTGTCTGGAGAGGTAACAGTCGATACAGACAAAAAGACTATCGTGGTTCACGATGGGTCTACGGCTGGTGGAATACCATTAGCCAAAGCTTCTGAAGCCGGTGGGGCTTTAGATCCGTTCTTACTCATGGGAGCATAAATATGGCATATAAAGTACTTGGTCGCAAGGCTGCGGCCGCAACGACAGAAGAGGAACTTTATACTGTTCCATCTTCTTCAGCAGCGGTGGTTTCTTCTATTGTGATTGCTAATAGATCAGCATCTGCTCGTACCTATCGTTTGTCTGTAAAGCCAACTTCTGGTACAACTATTGCTGATGAACACTACATTGCATATGATGTAGCTATTGCAGCTAATGATTCAGTAGCATTAACTTTGGGAATTACCCTTGCT